GCACAATGATTGAAGTGAAGTATCTCTATCACGGTGGTGATGATCTAACAGTGGTGAACGCTGCCCGTGTTAGCTTTAACAAAGTGTCACAGTTAGAGTGCATAGATATGCAGAAGGGCAAGTACGCCATGAAGCATCAGGACGAAAAGCTGATCAAGTATCTAGCCAAGCACAAGCACATTAGCCCCTTCGGACATTGCTTTGCTTCCTTCCACGTTAAAGCCCCTGTGTTTGTGGCACGTCAGTTAGTGAAGCATAAGTTCTTACGTTGGAATGAGGTCAGCCGCCGCTACGTGGACGATCCACCAGAGTTCTATATGCCTGATGTTTGGCGTGGACGTGCTGAAGATAAGAAGCAAGGTAGCGAGGGCGAAGTAAAAACGAATGCCAATGTGGATCATTTTCATGGCATTGCTTTAAAAGTCTACATGCAGATGATTGATGAGGGTGTATGTCCAGAACAAGCCCGTATGGTGCTGCCACAGTCAATGATGACTGAGTGGTACTGGTCAGGTAGCTTAGATGCCTTTGCAGACATGTGTACGCTGCGCTGTAAGCCTGACACGCAGTATGAAAGTCAGCTAGTAGCAAATCAAATTGATGACATGATGTCTGAGAAGTTTCCCGTGTCGTGGGAAGCACTAAGGATGTATGCAGAATGAATACAGAAGCAGGAATAATTGGTGTAGAACAGGTAAAAGAACATGAAGACGGTTCCGCTACCTATCATTTCCATATGGATGCACACGCTAGAGGGCTATTAGCAGAAGAAGGTTTGAAATTAGTTCTGCATTGTGCCGCTGCAAAGTTAGATATGCAGGTGATCTATGATTTCATCGATGATCATATCAAATACGAAAAAGATATCCGTGAAATGGATGAAGAAGAACGCCAAAGGGCTAAAGAAAGGGAAGAAAAGAACAAGAAATGAAGAATTTTCTCGAAAAAAATAAAATCGAACAGAATTACTGTTTAAAATCAGACACTTGGTTGCGGGAGTAGGATTTGAACCTACGACCTTCAGGGTCTGGGCTACTCTAATGAAATCAATTAGTTATGGGTCACTTTATTTGTTAGGCCCATAACTACCAACCCTTAACTAAGTGTTGACAGATTTTATTTTCACTATATCCTTCGGATTGTCCCGACAGGGGCAATATATTAACCATTAGCTAAATAGTGTGGATGATGTACAGCTACAGGGAACAATTAGAATTCATAAAGAATATAAAGATAGCTGAAGGCGATAGGAAAACTATCGACTGTCCATTCTGTGGTGGAAAGAAGAAGTTCACCATAGACAGATATGACGGAAAGTTAATCTGGAACTGTTATAAAGCTAGTTGCAATGTGAGAGGTGCCTACAATGGCAAACGCAGTATCGAAGCTGCCAAAGCGTTTATTGCTAATAATGCAATTACCAAGAAAAAGGCTCAGTCTTATCCAATACCCCAAATCACAACCAAGGTAGAAAACCATAAGCCTGCCATAGACTTTTTAAAGTCAGTGAATTCATGGATAGCTTATGAGAAAGGATACATAAAAATAACTTATGCCCCTGCAGAAGACCGTGTTCTGTTCTACAATTCAGATCATACAGGGGCTGTAGGACGTTCCCTACGCCCTGCTAAAGCCAAGTGGTGGACATATGGCACAGTAGAAGGTGGTATAGCTGTAGGTAATGGAACACACGCAGTTCTTGTAGAAGATGTCCCTTCTGCCTGTGCTGTATCACAATTAAATGGGTATGTAGGTTTATCTTTATTAGGTACAGACTTAACTAGGCCCATTAGAAAAGCACTTAGTTCTTACGAAAAAGTAACATTAGTTCTTGACAATGACGCAAGTGCCAAAGCAATAATGATGACAAGGAAATATGATCAAATAGATTGTATTCGCTTAACCAAGAAAGACCTTAAATGGCTCACTACAGAACAGATAAAGAATTTACTACGGTAAATAGCGTATTTACGTGGGCCTTTATTTCTGGTGGGGGTAATAGGGCTAAAGTAAATCGCAGAAGATCACGTACTAAGGCTGCAGAGCGTCCTATGAATATGATGATTTGCGTAGTGTCACTACAGAATCCCCCTAGCGGCCCACCAATATTTTACTTATAGCTGCAAACCACTACGTAGAGGAACCCTGCGTTATCAAGCCACCCGTCTAAGCCTTACCAGTACAGACGCTAAAGTAAAAGGAATGGTACAATTAAAGCACGAGGAATCGTAGTCATTGACTACCAGATCGAAGGCGGTTTTAGAGAAGCTGCTGAAGAACAAGACAAGCTTGAAAAAGCTATTGCAAACATCGTTGATGGAAACAAAAACGTAGTCTTCCACCAAGTAGACATGAAAGAACGTCGTGGTGATAAAACTATGGACATCAGCAAGATGAAGTTCAGACACGTCTAAATATCTGAATACATTCATAAATCAAAAT